TTACGACAAATGGTCTGTACTACCAAAGAAACACCAGATAGCAGTAGCTATAGGGGTTTTAATTATAATCTCAATCATAATAGGAGCCTAATATGCCGATGGTTAACGGAAAAAAATACCCTTACACGAAAAAAGGTAAGGCTATGGCTGCAAAAGCTAAAAAGAAGAAGAAAAAAGGTAAGAAGAATGCTTACTAACAAACAAAAAACACTACCAAAAGCACTTCAGGAGAAGATCATGAAGTCAAAAGGTAAGAAAAAGAAGGGTAAAAAGAAATGATACCAGGATTAATGTTTAAAGCAGGTAGAGCTATAGTAAAGGGCAAAAAGAAAGTCAAAAAGGCTAAAGCTACACCTACATATGCTAAAATTAAGGCATCAGAGAACAAAGTTAGAACAGCTATGGGCTTAAAAGGTTCAGGTAAAGCTAATGTAGTTCGTAGACAGGTTAAAGGACCTGTAGGATATACAGCTCTTGGTGCTTCTCTATTCATGGGTGATGATGACTAAATCTGACAAAGATGTTATTGACCAGCTTGTTAAGTCATTGACTAACACAAAGGAAAAAGCACCGATCAGGTATAAGAAACCTGAAGTAGAAGTCGTATTCGAACCAGAACCACCTGTAAAATTAGTAATAAATAATAAAAAAGGATTGTTATAATGTATTTTAAGACAAAATTAGCTAAAAAAGTAGTTAAAGCAGGTAAGGATGCTGTCAAACAAGCTAAAAAAGTAAAAAGAACTGCTAAAAAGAAAACAAAATCAGTAAAGAAGACAGCTAAAAAGGTAGCGAAGTCTGCTAAAAGAGTAGTTAAGCAGAATCCTATAACAAGTACTGCTGTTGCTGCTGGAGCTACTGGAGGTGCTGTTGGCATACAAGGTGGTAAACGCAGAGAACAAAAAAAGACTCGTAGACAATATTATTTTGGAGGCAAATAAATGGCAAAGAATAGAAGTTTAGTAGATCTTGCAGAAGAAATATCTGCACTATCACCTAATGAATTACAGACACTTGGAAAGATTGTAATTGCAAAACAACAAATGACTACTCCTGCTGCTCCTGTATCTTCTCCACAGAATGTACCAGGACCAATGGGTAGTGCTACACCACAAATGCAACAAAGAATGCAACAACCAAGAAGAACTGCACCACCTACAGCTAGAGATGCAGTTATGCCTGGTTTATTGAGGTAATGGTTAGAATCAGCAGGTTTGCGAGTAATTATCATACAACTCCAAAGAAAAAAACCAAACAGAAGCTTTATACTGAAGATGAAGACAAGATGTTGGCTTTTATAACTGCTAAACCAAAGAAGTTAAAAAAAGATACGATACCAAAAAAAGAAGTACCTAGACCACAACCAGACGATTCTAAAAGAACTGGCTATATGAATATCGATGTTAAAGGTAAGGTAAAAGAACTTAAAGCATTGACTAGGCGAGAAAGACTTGACCTGGCAAGATTTAAAAATACACAGAAAGCAAGGAGAAAATAATGGCTAAAGAAAAAAAAACCGACAAGAAAAAGAAAGGTTTAATGAAAAAAACCCTATTAAGAGTTACTCCTAAAGGAGCTTTATATGGTTTAGGAGCTGCTGCTTTGTATGGTCTTGGAAAAGAATCAGGTAAAGCAGAAGAAAATAAAATTAAATCTGAACTATTAAAAAGAGGAATTAAGGTATAATGAGAGGTGGTAAAAGACCAGGTGCAGGAAGACCAAGAGGAGTAGTAGCTGGTACTAAGGGAAAAAGATTAGAAGAACATTTAGAGTCCATAAGTAGAACACCATTAGATTATATGATTAATGTATTGAACAATCCAGCAACATCTCCAGAACGTAAGATGTGGGCAGCAGAGAAAGCTGCACCTTACCTTCATCCTAGATTGGCTTCAAAAGAACTTAAAGTATCAGGAGATGAAAACAAACCAGTGAAAATTAATTTATGCCAAAGTCCAGAAAAGGAATAGAAGATCAATTAACAATACCGTTTAAACCTCGTAAATATCAATGGGAGGTTTTTAATAAACTAAAAAGATTTAATGTTATTGTTTGTCATCGTAGGTTTGGAAAGACCTGCCTTGCAATTTGGAAGATAATAACAACAGCTGTTGAAATGCCTGGAGCCAGATTGGCATATATTGCTCCTACCTATAGACAAGGAAAAGCTGTAGCTTACGACTATCTAAAAGAATATACCGAACCACTTATGAAATTAGGTGGAGGTAGAAACGAAACAGAATTAAAGATAGATCTTTGGAATGGTAGTCGATTACAAATATTCGGAGCTGACAACCCAGATGCACTTCGTGGACTTGGGTTTGACGGAGTTATACTTGATGAGTATGCCCTCATGTCTCCTAGGACATGGACAGAGATTATTAGACCTGCTGTATCAGACAAACTTGGCTATGTTATTTTCATAGGAACTCCTATGGGTCATAATCAGTTTTGGGAAGTATTTGATTTCTCAAAAAGAACTGATAGCAAGGATTGGTTTGGATGTATGTATAGAGCATCTGATACTGAAGTTATCCCACAATGGGAACTAGAAGATGCTATGCGTACTATGCCAGACTCGCAGTACCAGCAGGAGTATGAATGTTCATTCAATGCTGCGGTACAAGGAAGTTATTACGGAGCATTAATGGAGAAAGCTGAAGGCGATAAGCGTATAGGCGATGTACCTTATGATCCAACTATAGGTGTAGAAACTTGGTGGGATTTAGGTATAGGTGATTCTACAGCAATATGGTTTGCACAAAGAGTTAATAACGAAGTAAGACTCATTGACTATTTAGAAACAAATGGTGAATCACTTGCATATTATGTTAGTGAACTCAATAAGAAACCATATAACTATTCAGCTCATATAGCTCCACACGATATTGTAACAAGAGAACTTGGTACTGGTAAATCTCGATTAGAGGTTGCATCAGAGCTGGGGTTAGACTTTGAAGTAGCTCCAAAGCTAGAAGTAGATCACGGTATCGAATCAGTAAGAAATACTTTGCCTAACTGCTGGTTTGATAGAATAAGATGTAAAATGGGTATTGAATCATTAAAACAATATAAAAAAGTTTTTGATGATAAGAACCAGGTCTTTAAGAATAAACCCCATCATAACTGGGCATCACATGGATCAGATGCTTTTAGGTATGGGTGTGTAGGAGAAGCTCCTGAAAGAACCGATTGGGCAAAAGAAATTAATATAGATACGAGGTATATAATATGAATAAAAAAAAATTACCAGGTGCAAAAAAAGGTAACAAAGTAAAATTAGGTAAAGGTGTTTTTAAACCTAGTCCTAAAGTAATTGCTGATCTTAAAAAAGCTGGTTACAAAATAGTAAAGGTTAAATAACATGAAAGGCAAAGGAACAAAATACGGACAAAAAATCTTTGGTGGTCAATCTGTTGTAGGATTAAAAACTGCAAGGACCATAAAAAAATATAAACCAATTGCAATAGCAGCACTAGTTGGTGGAGCTGGTATTTCAGCTGTTCAAGCTATGAGAAAAAGAAAAGAAAAAAAGAGAAAAAAATAATGGCATCACCAAAACCAAAAAATAAAGCATTGTACTCAAGAGTAAAATCTGAAGCTAAAAAGAAATTTAAAGTTTATCCTAGTGCATATGCAAACGCCTGGCTTGTTAAAACTTACAAGAAGCGTGGCGGAAAATATTAATGGCATACGAAGGTGGACTGCGTAAGTGGTTCAAAGAGGATTGGAGAGATGTTAAGACTGGCAAGAAATGTGGTCGTTCCGGAAAGAAAGATAAAGGTAGACCATATCCTGCGTGCAGACCTAAGAAGGTAGCAAAAAGAATAACAAAGAAAGAGGCAGCTAAAAAGACTGGACCTAAGAAAGTTAAGTGGTCTGTTACTGCATCTGGTAAAAGAAGAAAGAAATCTAATGGCTAAAACACCTGCATGGCAAAGAAAAGAAGGTAAATCTAAATCTGGTGGTTTAAACAAAAAAGGTGTAGCTTCTTACAGGAGAGCAAATCCAGGAAGTAAATTAAAAACTGCTGTAACTACAAAGCCAAGTAAATTAAAAAAAGGATCTAAGTCTGCAAAAAGAAGAAAATCATTTTGTGCAAGAATGAAAGGTATGAAGAAAAAACTTACATCTTCTAAAACAGCAAATGATCCTAACTCAAGAATAAATAAATCATTAAGGAAATGGAACTGCTAAATGGATGACCAAAAATTAAAGGCAATGATCTCGTCTGAAATTCAGACTTCAATGGGATATCTTGGTGGAGAGCTTACAGAACAAAGAACTAAATCATTAGAATATTATTTTGCTGAACCATTCGGTAATGAACAAGATGGTAGATCACAAGTAGTATCTACCGATGTATCAGATACTATTGAATCTATATTGCCAACAATAATGAGAACATTTACATCATCTCCTAGAGCTGTACAAGCTACAGCAAATAAACCAGGTGATGAAGCTGCTGCGAAACAAGCAACAGATTATTTGAACCATGTATTTTATAAAGACAATCCTGGCTTTACAATTTTATATACTTTTTTTAAAGATGCATTATTACAGAAAAATGGAATCCTAAAAGTATATTGGGATGATTCTTTAGATGTAGAGCGATCAACATATGAAGGATTAACAGATGATGAGTTTGCTTTATTATTAGCTGATCCTGAAGTAAAAGTATTAGAGCATACTGAGTATGAAATAGACAATGAAGAATCATTAGCTGAAGCACAAAAGTTTATAATGGATAGAGGAATGCCAGGAGATGTTAAATCATCTGGTAAACTACATGATGTTGTAGTTAATAGAATGAATAAAAAAGGTCAGGTCAAAATTGAGAATGTACCACCTGAAGAATTTTTAATATCACGAAGTGCTAAAACAATTGAAGATGCACATTTTACAGCACACAGAAAATTTCTTACAAGATCAGAACTTGTAGAGATGGGGTTTGATCCTGAAATAGTTAAAGACCTACCTACTGATAATGATCAAAGGTATAGTGAAGAACGAACTGCTCGATATGATGACTTAGATTATAACTCATTGAACGAGCATTCAGCAGCAGAAAAAGCTAATGAAGAAATACTAATATACGAATGCTACATCAAGCTTGATGAAGATGAAGACGGAATTGCAGAATTACGAAAGGTTACTGTAGCAGGCGACAGCTCATATAATATCTTAGACAATGTGCCTTATGACAGATGCCCATTCGTAAGCATAACACCTATTCTAGTACCACACAGGTTTTATGGTAGATCTGTTTCAGAACTTGTTGAAGATGTACAATTAATTAAAAGTACAATTATGAGACAGTTGTTGGATAATATGTATCTAACAAATAATAACCGAGTCGCTATTATGGATGGTCAAGTAAATATTGATGATCTATTAACAAACAGACCTGGAGGAGTTGTTAGAACAAAACAACCACCACAATCAGTTATACAACCTTTACAATCACAGCCATTGAATCAACAGGCTATGCCATTGTTAGAATACTTGGATGTTGTTAGAGAACAAAGAACAGGTATTACAAGATACTCACAAGGTATGGATGCTGACTCATTAAATAAAACAGCAAGTGGAATTAATCAAATATTAACACAAGCTCAATTAAGAGTAGAACTTATTTGCAGAGTATTTGCTGAAACAGGTATTAAGGAACTATTTAATAAACTATTAGAAGTTGTAATTAAATATGAAACGAAAGAAAAGATCATTCGTGTAAATGAACAGTATGTAACAATGATGCCTATGGAATGGGCAAACAAATGTAACATTAATGTTCAAGTAGGTTTAGGAACAGGCAGTAAAGAACAAGAATTAGGCATTCTAAATAATATTCTTGAAAGACAACTGCAAGCAATTAACTTACAAAAATCAGCAGCAGGACCTATGGTCAATCTTAGAAATGTACATAATACATTAACTAAATTAGTAGAAGCTGCTGGTCTGAAAAATGTTGAAACATACTTTACTGATCCAGTTATTGGTGCTGCGCAAATGCCACCACCACAACCACCTCAACCTACAGAATTTGAGAAGGTAACACTAGCTCAAGTACAAGGTGAAAATCAACGGAAGATACTTGATACTCAGATAAAAGAAAGAGAACTTGAGTTGAAAACACAAGAAATGATATTAAATTTTGAAACTAGAATCAAAGAACTAGAAGCTAAATATCAAATGTCTATTGACAGTAATGCAATAAAAAGAGAAAGTGATCTTACAAGAAAAGAACCCACTAATCAATTAGGAGACATTGGTCAAGAAACTGTAAAGCAACAACAACAATTCTTTGATCCTAAAAATCAATAATGGATGAACACGCATTAAATAAAGAACTATCCAAAGGCTCTAAAGCCAAAACAATATTAGAAGACTCATTATTTATTGAGACCTTTGATACACTCAAAGATACCTATACAAATCAAATAATGAATACTTCCTATAAAGATTCAGAAGCAAGAACTGCTATCTGGGTAGCCTATCATCAGTTGGATAAGGTCAAAGACCACCTAACTGAAATAATGAATACAGGCAAACTTGCCTCTAGACAATTAGAGGATATCAAAAAACTAAAATAGGAGGACTATATGTCTGATGCTGAACAGCAGCCAACCACGGTAAGTGGAGCTGCAGATACGATTAAGGGTTTGTTGAACCAATCAGCCGACAATCAACAAGCACCAACTGAGACCGAAACGGTTGCAGAAGAAACACCAATGCAAGTTAGCGATGAACCTGTTGAATCAATAGAGGAAACATTAAATCCTAGCGACATTCCATACAAAGACGCATTGTCAGAGGAAAGTACTGAAGTATCTGATGAAGAAACGAGTACACAAGAAATTTCTGAGGAGCCTATATTCCCTGTCACTATTGACGGACAAAAATATGAGGTTAACCAACAAGAACTTATAAATGGATATCAAAGACAAGCCGATTACTCACGAAAAACTGAAGAACTCTCAATTGAAAGAAAACAACAAGAGGATCAGTTAACTCGTGATAGAGAGAGCGTTCAATCTCAAATGGGTAATTTAATTCAATTAGAACAATCCCTAAGATCTCAACTTGATGCAGAAATGCAGAGTATAGATTTTGATAAAATGTATGAGGAAGATCCTGTACAAGCATCTCGCTTACAGTATCAAATGCAGAAAAGGCAAAAAGACCTAGAAGCAGCTCAACAAAAGATCATGTCTTCTCAACAGCAAGATTATACTAAGTATGTTGCTGAACAAGAAAAACAGATGTTTTTAAAAATGCCTGAAATGAAAGATCCAGCTAAAGCTAGTGTTGTTAAAAATAACATGAAAGAGTATTTAGCAGATCAAGGATATCAGGCACAAGAAATAGCTGGTTTAACAGATCATAGGATGTTGTTAGTTTTAAGAGATGCAATGGCTTACCGAAAACTGGTAAAATCAAAACCAGCGTTAAGTAAAAAAGTTGCTGATGCACCAAGGGTTGTAAAACCTGGAATGGCAAAAACTAAAAATGAAAAATTACAAATTGCAAAGAGTGAGCGTGTTAAGCGTCTAAGAAAATCAGGTAGCGTAAGAGATGCTGCTGCTATTTTTAGACAATCAATTAAAATCTAATAAAAGGAGCTTATAATGGCACAACCAAGTAATTTGTATGATACATACGATACTACTGGTATTAGAGAGGATTTGGTCGACATAATTTATAATATTAGTCCATCAGAGACTCCAATACTTTCAGCAATTCCTAGAACTGCTGCAAAATCAACTAAACACGAATGGCAACTTGATAGTTTAGCTGCACCTGCTGCTAACTCTGTAATCGAGGGTGACGAAGCAACTGTTGATGCATTAACTGCAACTACAAGAGCTTTTAACTTTACTCAGATTATGGATAAAGTAGTAGCACTTTCTGGAACTCAATCAGCGGTAGATGCTGCTGGTAGAGCTGACGAAATGAGCTATCAAATCGCTAAAAAGTCAAAAGAGCTTAAGAAAGATATGGAATTTGCCCTTATTAAAGGACAGGTTCAAGCTGTTGGTGACGCATCAAACGCTAGAAAATTAGGATCAATCCCTACATGGATTAAAACTAATGGTGATGCAGGATCTGGTGGAGCTTTATCTACTGGTTCTGGTACTGACTT